GGTGCAAACGGATTAAATCTTTCACCTGATGCCTACTTCAGATGTGGTGATGGATCAAGCGATACAAATAGTTCAGGTGGTACACCTAGTAATGCTGACTCAGTAGGTACAGTTACTTCTATTTTGAATAGTTATACTGCTACCCAAAGCACAACTGCGAATAAGCCAACCTACTCAAACGATGTCCCAAGCTAATTTAATACTATGAAATATATTTTATACAGTACCGAGACGGCATGGAATGCGAGTAACAATGCGATGAATACTTTATTTGGTTTACCTGACGACAATGGAAACGAAAGGTACGCTGAAATTTCGCAAGTTACTAACGAAGATAATTCTGACTATGGAAAATATATTTTTCCTGTTACTACTGAAGGCAGCTTTATCATAGTCGATAAATTTAATGTAACCGAGATGGTAGAATTTGATCCTACCTGGTCACCACTTGAGTCTGAGTAATATGCAAGAAACAGCCCAAGGTCTATACCACTCCTTAGAGAACCAAAGGTGGTCTTTCTTGGATCGAGGTCGTACCTCATCTGAGTTAACAATACCTTACATAATGCCACCTGATGGTCATAGTCACGCTACTAAGTACTACACACCATATCAAGGAGTAGGAGCTAGAGGAGTTAACAACTTAGCTTCTAAATTACTGTTAGCACTGTTACCACCTAACGCTCCATTCTTCCGTCTTGTTATTGACAGGTATGAATTAGATAAAGCAAAGCAGGAGTTAGGACCAGAGGGAGGAGAGCAGTTACGATCTGACTTAGAGAAAGCACTAGCAGATGTAGAACGAAGTGTATCTCAAGAAGTAGAAGTAGAAGCATTTCGAGTAGGAGTGTTTGAAGCGTTAAAGAATTTATTAGTGACAGGAAATACTTTGTTATACTTACCTGATGACGGTGGGATGAGAGTATTCAGACTTGATAGGTACTGTGTAAAGAGAGACCCGATGGGTAATGTAACACACATAGCTATTAAAGAAACTGTTGCTCCAATGATGTTACCTGAGTCTGTAAGAGAGGAAGTATATCGTCAAGAGAAAGAGAATAGCTGTGACTTGTACACCTCTGTAGTTAGAGAAGGTAATGAATTTGTAGTACAACAAGATGTAAAAGGAATTGTTATTGAAGAGTCAAAGGGTAGGTATCCTATCGAGAAGACTCCGTTCCTACCTCTTCGTTATACAAGGATAGACGGTGAAGACTACGGTCGTGGATTTGTAGAGGAGTACATTGGTGATCTTAAATCTTTAGAGTCGTTAACAAAAGCGATAGTCGAAGGTAGTGCAGCAGCAGCCAAGGTATTGTTCATGGTTAATCCTAACGGTACAACCAGGGCTAAGACTTTATCTGAATCTCCTAACGGTGCAATTGTACAAGGTAGTGATGGAGATGTATCTGTCTTACAACTTAACAAGTTCAATGACTTCCGTACTGCACAAGGAGTAATGAATGGGATTAGTGATAGACTCTCTCAAGCTTTCCTACTTAACAGTGGTGTAGTCAGAGATGCAGAACGAGTAACAGCAGAGGAGATAAGAATGTTATCTCAAGAGTTGGAAGCTGCACTTGGTGGTCTGTATTCTTTATTGTCACAAGAGTTTCAAATGCCTGTCGTTACTAGGTTAATGGCAAGGATGAGTAAAGAAGGAAGACTTCCTAAGTTACCTAAAGACATTGTTAAACCTACTATTGTTACTGGTGTTGAAGCACTAGGACGAGGTAATGATTTACAAAAGCTTGATCTATTTCTTGCAGGAGCTAATCAAATCGTTGGTCCACAAGCAGTTGCACAATATGTTAATGTATCTGACTACTTCAAAAGAAGAGCTACAGCGTTAGGTATTGAGACTGAAGGACTGATTAAATCAGAAGAAGAAATTCAACAAGCTATGCAGCAAGCCCAACAACAAGAGATGATGATGAAGTTGGGTGGACCTGCTGTAGCACCTGCTATCAATGCTGCACAAGAGCAGTACATGGCTAGTCAACAACAACCACAAGAAGAGTAACAGAGAGATATGGCTGAATTACACCGAGTAGAGATAAATGAGAGAGCACCACAGGAGATTGACCCAGAGTCAGAAGAAGCTGTTGATGCAGTATCTGAAGAACAAACACAAGAAACGCAAGAGGATAGACCTGAGTGGTTACCTGAGAAATTCAAGAGTCCTGAAGACATGGCTACTGCCTATAGTGAACTTGAAAAGAAGATGGGATCGAACGAAGATCAACAAGAAGAACAACCACAAAGCGATGAACAACAAGAGGACACCGATACAGAAGATACGAATACTAATACTGTTATTGCTGAAGCTAGTAAAGAGTTCTTTGAGAATGACGGTGTTATATCTGAAGAGACCTATAAGAATCTTGCTGAGGTTGGGTTACCGAAAGAGTTAGTAGATAGCTACGCTGCTGGTCAACAAGCACTACAACAAAGTGAAGAAGGTAGTATTAAATCTGTTACTGAAGGTAATTGGGATCAAATGGCTGAGTGGGCTGCTAACAATCTATCACCTGAAGAAGTAAATACTTTTGATGATATCGTACAGAACGGTAGTGTTGAACAAGCTAAACTTGCTACCAAAGGATTATACGCACAATTTAAAGCAGAGAACGGAGTTACTCCTAAGTTGGTACAAGGTGCTGTAAATGGTTCATCTACAATGCCTTTTAAATCTAATCAAGAACTTGCTCGTGCAATGTCTGATCCTCGATACAAGAGTGGTGACAAAAGTTATCACGAAGAGATTGACAGACGCATCGCAGTTAGTCACAATTACCTGTAGTTTTATTTGGTAGGTTCATATATATGAAGCCTTGGACTCCATCTTTTTTCTTGCCAGTGTTGGTTCTGGTTCTTTTAGGTGGATGTTCCAAGGCTTCTTTTTATCCGTTAGCAGGAAGTGTGGGAGGAGCAACAGTGGGTGCTTTAGGTGGTCCTGGTCCTGCTGCTGGTGGTGCTGCCCTTGGATGGGGGATAGGAGAGGGAGCTAAATTGATGGAAGAGAATAAAGGATTAGCTAACAAAGTAAAAGCAATCACTGAAGGAGATGTACAAAAACTTGTACAACAACAACTCAATGAAGAGATGGATAATGGATTCTTTGATTCTATGTTGGATGAGATATATGGGTTCTTGAAACTATGTCTTATTGGTGTTATCCTTTGGAATGTAGTACCGTTAATCTACACTCGCTATGTTCACAATAAAGCACAAAACAAATGAATAAACTCATAAAAATTTATAACTCACTTACAAAGAAGGAGAAAGCTATTGTCTTGACTGTTCTTTGCTTAGGTGGAATTATACTACTTAATTTACTTTAAATGACAATTAGTAAGGCTAATGTCAAGACCCACTGCGGTGGACAATCTCGATCAAAGGTTCAAACGAAAGTCACAACAAATACATACACAATTATAAACTTAAAATAGGAGATCATATATTATGGCAGAAGAAGGTATAACAGACCCCAGTCGTGTAGGTCAGATTAATTCCGCAGGTGATGTGGATGCGTTGTTTCTTAAAAAGTTCAGTGGAGAAATTCTACAGACCTTTGAGGAGTCCAATGTTTTCAAACCCTTACACACTATTCGTACAATTGAGAACGGTAAATCCGCTCAGTTCCCAGTAACAGGTATTGCAACAGCTAATTACCACACACCAGGCGAGAACATCGCTGAAGAAGGTGGTACTAGTAGCACATACCTCAGCGACATTAAGAAAGCTGAACAGACAATAACTATCGATAAGATGCTTGTTGCTTCTACTTTCTTAGCTAACATTGATGATGTAAAGAATCACTACGACATTCGTTCAGTTTACGCTAACGAGTTAGGTAAGGCTCTTGCACTTCGTTTTGACACTGCTATCTCTAAGACATTCATTGCTGCTGCTCGTAGCTCTGCTGTTATCACAGGTGGTAAGACAGGTGGACAACTTGATGTTGCTAACAATGACTTCAGTGCAGGTGATGTTGCTGGTACTCCAGCTGCTGTTACAGGTGCAGAGTTAATTACTGCTTTGTTCACAGCTGCTCAAAAGCTTGACGAGAACGATATTCCTGGTGACGGACGCTTTGCAGTTCTTCGTCCTAGTGAATACTACAAACTTATTACAGGAGGTAGTGGTGCAGTTGCTATCAATACTTCTGCTGCTAATAAAGATGTAGGAGGTTCAGGATCACTTGCTTCTGGTAGCATTGCACAAGTAGCTGGTATCCAAATCTATAAGTCAACTCACATTCCATCAACTGATTTATCAGCTGTTACTACTGGAGACGGTGCTGCAAGCAATGATGTTTTCGGTGCAGGTGGAGCAGGATACAACGGTGACTTCCGCAATAGCTTGGGTATCGTAGGACACTCAGCTGCTGTTGGAACGGTTAAGTTACTTGATCTTGCTACTGAGTCTGAATATCAGATTGAGCGTCAAGGTACATTGTTCGTTGCTAAGTATGCTATGGGACACGGAATCCTCCGTCCTGAGTGTGCTATCGAACTTGTTTCCTAACTTAGGATTCTCTCTTCGGTGTTGGGGAGGTTTGGATTCGTTCCACTCCCCTTCACTGATATTTTTATTTATTAAGCTATGGCACTGACAACGAAACTAGAAGCGGTAAACATTATGATCTCTGTAATAGGAGAGTCACCTGTTAATACTTTAAGTGGAACAAGTGTTCCTGTAACCGTTACACAAGCAGTCCATGCGTTAGACGAAAC